GCTTCTGCATGCGATCCCGCAGGCGCACGCGGACTTGCTTGAAGTCGCAGATCAGCGACTGGATGTAGGCGATGTAAACCGTCTCGTGCCCGGTCTCCATGTCGTCGTCGCCCGGGTACGGGTTGCCTTCTTCCCCGATGCGCACGACAACCCGGCCACCCGAAGCGCCGTAGTCGATCCAGCCGTCCAGCCCGCCGTCCGTGTTCGTCAGGATGATTTCGCCGAAGCTCGGCTTGATCGCACCGATGACACGCCCGCCGCTGAATAGCTCACGCTTGAGCCGTCCAGCGTCTTTCACGCGCCCGGCGATGTGCTCATTCGGTGGCGTGTCGCCTGACTTCGTGGTGAATCCCTTCGTCGAGAAATAGAACGTCGTCGTCCCGCCTTCGGCGTCGGTGGTCAGCGTGATTTCAACGACGATGTGTTTCACGGACGCGCAGCCTCTAGCGTGGTGTTGTCGAGCTGCGCCTGAGCAATGTCGATGACCTCTTGCAGCTTCGCTTCAAGCGATTCGACGATGGCTGCCTGCTGCTCGACCTGCGCCTTCATGATTTCCGTCTGCGCCTTGGACTCAGCAACTTGTTGCTCTGCGAGCGTCACCTGCTTTTCGATCTTCTCGGCGTTCGTGCTCTCACGAGTCGCCAGCGCGGAGTCAATCGCCAGCAACGCGGCAAGCTCCTGCTGAGACGTGTCGACCACTTGCGTAGTCGTTGCGTTCAGTGCCTCCAGCTTTTGCGCCTGCAGTTCAAGGGCCGCGATCTGCGGGTCGACGTTGGCGCCGGCCACGCCTAGCGCATCGAGTTCACCGATGACATCGGAGAAGATCGACGAGAACGCGGCAGTCGATCCGCCGAAGTACGAGCGGGCCTCTTCTAGCAGCGCCTGCGCGTTGCCTTGCACGTTGCCCACAGCGTTTGCGTCGCCTGCCTTGGCTTGCTCTACGGTGCTCTCGAATAGGCTTTTTGCCTCGGCAAGCTGGCGATCAGCACTCAGTGGAGACAGGTCGCCGAACTTGAGCGAGCCAGTGAACTGCGCCATATCTTTTGCAAGATCGCGCAGCGCCTCAAAGCCGCCAATCTGCTCGCGCAGCGCGGCCATCTGTGAGTCGCGGATTTTCTGTTCGAGCGCGACCTGAAGTTGCAGCGACTCGACGGCCGCATCGTTTGCCTTGGACTGTAGGCCGGCCTCTTCCTTGATTCGCTGAAGCGTGACAGCGGTCAGTTTCTGAGCGACTGCAACAGGGTCTTCCGCCGTCTGTAGTTGGCTGAATAGTGACTGTTCCGTGCTGCGCAGAGACGCGACACGCTGCTCCGGTGACAGTGTGCGCAACCTGGCATCTTCGATGCTGCTCGCAAGACTTGCGCGGTAGCCCTGAAGCGCCTTTTGGCTCGACAGGAGGTCGGCCAACGTCTGCTGGATAGTCCTCGCAGAGTTGCCGATCAGTTGCGCAAGTCCGTCTTCCAGACCCTTCGCCTTGTCGCGCGCTTCGACGAACTGATCCGACAGCGACTTGATCGGCTCGTTGATGACTGTCAGATCGCCGAATGCCTTGGCGATGTCGTCGATCTGTTTCTGAATCTCGGCGGTCTGAAGATCGCGCGCCGCGATGGTGGCTGCGTCTGCAATGTCTGCCAACGCTCCGGCCGCCTCAACGACGGCCAGCTTTGCCTCGTCGGAGTTCTCGCCGGCTAGGACAAACGAGCGGGCGAACTCGAAGATTTGCTCCTTGGTTGCACCCAGCAACGTGCCGACATCAACGCTAATGCCAACGGCAGACAGGTTGTCACTGATGCGAGAGGCTGCGCGGTTTGTGCGCTGCTCAGGCGACAGGAACTTATCGACGTTCGCATCAATGGCGCCTTGAAGCTGCGTCCTCAGAGCCTCGGCAGCATCCTTGATGCCCTGCGCCGTATCGTCTGCCGCGTCCTTCAGATCAGCCAAAGCGCCGGCAGCGTTCACGACTGCGGTTTTTGCTTCTATGCTGTTGTCTGCCGCGTTCACGAACGACTCGGCAAAGGCGTAAATCTGCGCCTTGCTTGCACCGATCAGCGTGTCGAAGTCGATGTTTACGCCGACAGCCGACAGGCTCGCGCCGATGTCGTTGATAGCCGTTTCTGTGCGTTGGTTCGGCGTTTGGAACTTACCGATATTGGCGCGGATAGCGTCGCCTAGACCCTTCTCCAGCGCTGCCAGATCGTCGGCCGCTTTCTTCGCCGCCTCTCCCACATCTTCAACAGGTGGGATCAGCGAATCAAAGGCATCGGAGACGCCCAGCAGAGTGGCGAATGTCTTGCGGCCAGACTCCGTTGTCAGGTCTTGCGCTTCAACGATGGCGCGGAATGCTTCGCGCGTGTCCGGCAGCTTGACACCGACACCGGCCAGCGCTTCGGTGACTTGCTCGGTCGTCTTTGCCGCACGCTCCGTCTCGCTATAGAACTTCTCGTAGAAGCTGCTCGCGGCCTGAGCCAATCCATTGCTTCCGCCGAACAGGTCTGCGAGTTGCGACGCCGCGTCGGCGCCTTGCACGCCGATGTCGAACAGGTTGAAGCCTAGCTCGCCGATGATCGGGTTTACCGTCTTCAGCGCATCGCCGAGACGTGCCAGCGTTTGGCCTGTCGTCTCGCCAGCCTTTGCGAACGGGTCTACCTGACTCGCTAGCGTGCCGGCCAGCTTGTCGCCGAAACCCTGCAAAGCCTCTTCCAGCTTTTTCTGGATTTGCTCCGGCGTCAGGTCTTTGGTCGAGAACTTGATCGACTCGGTGAAACCTGCGATGGCATCAACAGGAAGATTGAGCGCTTCGGCATAGCCCGTGATCTGATCGCGGACAGCCTTTGCCGCCTCTGCGATGGGGCTTGCTACCTCAGCGGAAAGCGCGGTCGTCTCGGTCTTGTTGCTGCGGAAGAGGCCGCCCTTGAAAAACTTTTCGGTAGAGCCGCTGAATCCGTCATCGCCGCCAAATGTGCCGCTAATCGACGTGTCTTTCAGCTTGCGACCGAATAGCGCATCCTTGGCCGAGAACAGAGCCAACGCACCAGCGAGGTAAGGCACGGCAGACGCAAACGACGCACCAGCGCCGAGCAGACCACCGGCTCCCGCGGTCGTCGGGCCGGCCAACCCGGCGGCAAGATTTGCCCCCTTGATGCCAGTCGCAAAAGTGGTCAGCGCCGTGGAGCCGAACAGCGATCCAGCGCTCCCGACGATGCTAGCCAGCGATGACGTGAGCCCGCCGGAGATTGAGCTAAACAGGTTCTGGCCTGCGCCGAGGATCGAGCCAGCGCCGCTAGATGCTGAGGCTGCGCCAGGGAGGCCCAGAGAGCCAGTGATGGCGCCTGCAATTGGGTTGACGACGCCTTGAATAATCGGGCGTAGGACGGTCGAGCGAAACAGGCCCTTGATGTACTCAAGCGCACTCTTGCCGCCGTTCATTAGCGCGTCGGTGAGGCTCTGCCCGATTTGGTCGGATGCTTTCTGCCAAGCGTCTGCCGCTTCCTTCGCCGCCTTCTCGTTGGCCTCGCGCGCCTGCTGCGATCCGATCAGGCTGGCAAGCTCCTTGCGTGCGTTGATTTCCTTCTGGATCGCCGCGAACTGCGGAGAGTCCTCCGTGAACCTGGATTGCTGCTCTTGCAGGCGAGCCAACGCCACAAGCTCGACAGCCTCGGCCAGTGAGAGATTCTGCGCACGACTCAGCGCCACGGCAGTTTCTTCGTCCTTCAGCGACTGAAGGCGATCCGTCACGGACTTGAGCGACGATTCGCGCTCTTTCTCTTGCTGCGAAATGGTGTCGGCGATTGCCTTCTCTTCAGAGCGGCGCATCTCGGCGCGAGCCGCTGCGATCTGCTCGGCGGCCTTTAGCTCGGTAGCGTTGGCCTCGATCTGTTTCTGAGCCGCGACCAGCTCTTGGGCCTTTGCTCGCAGCCGCTCAAGTTCAGCCTTGCTCAGTTTGCCGACGTTCTCGGCCAATTTCTGGCTTAGGCGAATCTCCAGCTCTTGCGACTTTGAAAGCTCGGTGCCGTTGGCAATCCGCGCCTTCATAACCTCTAGCTGGCCGTCAAACTCGCGCGTAAGGTCTGCAAAGGCTGACTGTGCAGTCTTTGCAGCAGACCCGACATCGCGGTACTTGTCGGCAATGGACTTGAGCACCTTTTCGCGCTCCGACCCGCTGATGCCGGCCTTGTCCGCGATGGCGTTGGCGTTGGCGATTTCCTTGGCGAACTTCTCTTGCTTGGAAAGGTTCGCGTTTTGAATCTCGGAGAACTTGGTTTTTGCCTGCTCTTGCTGCGCAACCTTGGCCCCAGCGGCAGCGATGGCGTTCTGCGCGTTTACCTGCTCTTTTAGCGACTGCTCCTGAACCTTTAGCTCGGCAACGGATGGGCCGAACACATATCCGGATTGGCCCGACTTCTGTAGTTCCGCAATCTGCCCTTGCACCTTGCGCAACGACTCTTCGGGGGTGGTCGCGCGACCAAGTGCCAGAAGTTCGTCTTTCAGCGCGGATGCCTGATTCGAGACGGACGCAAACGCGCGCTCCAAGAATCCAGCCTTGCCGGCAGCTTCTGCGAACTTTGGATTCAGCGCATCCATGACAAGGCCGAGTGCCTTTTGCGCGTCGCCGTTGTCTGCGGTTTCCTTGATGAGCTTGAGCTGATCGGCCGACAGCACGTTATAGGTTCGGTTCAACTTCTCAGCGAATCCACCTACGTTGTCCAGCGCACCGACAAATTGCTTTGCAAGGTCTTCCGTGCTTTGCCCGGTCGCCTTTGACCCGGCCTGCACTGCGGTGAAAACCTTCGTCAGCGTGTCGCCGCTCAGTTGCCCGCTGGACACCAGCCCTTGCAACGTCTCGCGCGCAGAGCCTATGCCTGTCTTTGTGGACTCAGCGACAGACTGCGCCAGGCTGTTGAACTTGCCTTCAGTGATGCCTGCGGCATTTCCGGTCAGGATCAGCGAGCGCTCTAGAGCGATGCTCTCGTCGGCGCCAGCCTTGTACGCAAGGCCGAGCCCTGCAAGCGCGCCAACCACGCCACCGACAGCAAGCCGGACAGGCGTGAACACAGTTCCCAGCGCGCGGAACACGCCGCCGATGCTGCCGAACGTGCCTTGAAGCTGCGAGCCCTGCTGAATCAGCGCGGTAAGCGGGGATTGCCCGGCCTGCACTTGGACAAAGAAGTCCTGAAGCTGGAAGCCTAGCTGCGTCGATTGGTTCGCCGTCAGTTTCATGGCCTCGCCGGTCTTCCCGATGGCCGATTGAAAACTGGCAGACGTGCGCACGGCCTCAGCTTGGGCGCGAGACGCCGCAAGCGTTGCGCCGGCCAATGCAGCTTGTGCTGATTGCGCCTTGACGGACGCAGCTGCGATGGACTCTTGCCGCTGCGGGCCAACGTCCAAAAGCGCGTTTAGCTGCGCTTGAGCCTGAGCCGCCGCGAGCGTTGCACGACTGAGCGCGGCTTGAGCAGCGACGGACTTAACCGACGCATCTTCGTAAGACTTCAGCGCAGCCGACGCGCGGTCAGAAACGGTCGCAAGCGCAGCATTAGCGGATGCTTGCGACGTAAGCGCAGCCGCTGCGGTTTGGCTCGTCTGAGCGACGGCGGTGAATTCCTTTGCCGCGCCACCGGCCGAGGCTTCGACTTTGCTGATAGCTCCGGCCAGTACGCTCGCAGCGGTGCCGGTCTTCTCAAGGCCGGACGCGGCTTGCCCTGATGCTGCTCCAATGGCAGACACGCCACGGCTAGCGCCAGCGGCAGCCGTGCCGACCTTGGATAGAGACGCGCCGATCCCGTCGACTGCGGTTTCAGTGCGCGCACCAGCGGCGGCCAGCTTGTCAAGATCGGTCGCGGCCTTGTTGACTTGGGTGGTGTCAACGCCAATGCCGATGACGGTGATTTCGTCAGCCATCAATCATCCTCGGGTTCATTCGCATTGATTGCGGCCACTTCTAGGACCCGCAGAAGCTCGAAACATTCGTCTCGATCATCTGGCGGTGTTTTGGTACGGCGCCACACTTCAGGGAGCGCCGAATAGTCGAGGCCGGTTCGCCCAGCCATGCCAACACGCCATTGCGTGCGCATGGTCAGGAAGACGATCACGGCTTGCCGGTTCTCAGGCCATACAGGCACCGGGGGCCGCTCTAGCTGGTCCTCGGTGATGCCCCACATAGCGAGGCTCTTTAGCTCTTCGGCGTCGGGCGGCTTCTCGTAGAGTCGCCGCGCGACCTGCCTCAGTTTCCCAGGCGGCCTTCAGTCATCGACTTGCGGTAGTCGCTGGCGATTGCGTTGCCTGCTCCGACGTAGAGGCGGAAAAACTTCGCCAGGTTCTCGGCGTTGAATTCTTTGTCCAGATTCCAGTCGGTGGCGCAGTCCATGACGGTTGCGACATCGCTGCGGATCGCGTCAGCAACCCCGTCGACGAGTTTCGGTGCGTTCGGCATGTAGACCTCGCCGCGCGCCTCTGCTTCGTCTCGTGCGACCTTCTCGCGCTGCGCCTCTTCCTGCAATTGCTGGTATTGGTCGCGCGCCTTCTGCATGTACTGCTCGGACATCTCGGCCATTTCCTCGCGCGTGCGGTGCTTGAAGGTAAATCGCACCTTCAGCGGCTTGCCGTCAGGCGTCGGGATGGGCACGTCGCGCTCAAAGGTGAGCGGTCCGGTAGGGTCGAGGTCGATCTTGATCTTCTGGGCCATGTTGGCTTTCTGTGGTTAGCTAAAAAGGCCCGCACGGGAGCGACCCGCCGAGCGTGAAAAGGTGGGCCGCCGAAGCGGCCCGGTGGATCATCAGGCGTAGCTGATGAGGCGGCCTTGAGCCGCAAACGTGGCTTGCACCTTGTCGACAGCGCCAGAGGCAATCTGCGCTTGTTCGGCGAGGTTGAAATAGCCGTAGCCGTAGGTCGCCGCACCGTCGCCGCGAACGTACTTGTACGCAACAAGCGTGTTCGTCTGGCTGATGTCGAGCAGCGTGTCCCAATTCGACAGCGACGGGTCGAAGCCGATGTCGAACGTGATGGTCGACGACTCGAATCCGTCCGGCAGCTTCAGGCCCTGTTGAGCAGAGACGAAGCGATAGTCAACGTAGCGCGGGGTGCCGCCAGAGGTCGAAACGCTCAGAATCTGCGGGATCTGAATCCACGAACTGATCTTCTGCGTGGTGCCGATGCCGGAGCCGGCAGCGTAGGTGTCGGTCGACGTGGTGTTGAGGCCGGTCAGCAGGAACGTGTCCGCCGACTGCTGGTCAACGCGGACGACAGCGTTGTTCGCAAGGTCCCAGCCGGAGAAGAAAACGACTTCGTCGTTGTCACTGTAGCCGTGCGAAACGGAAGTCGCCAGCGCCGGGTTAGCGTTGGAGACGATGGTCAGAGTCTTGGCGGAGGCGAACGTCTGCGAAATGTAGAACGCCGCACCGATGGGGGTAGCAACAGCCATGATTAGGCCCTTTCAGAAACGAGAAAACCCGCGTTATGCGGGTCGAATGGCGCCCTGACGGGCATGGAGTGCGGCTACTTGATGCGGCGCGCACAAACGAAAATGGCCCGCCGAAGCGAGCCATCAATAGGGTCGGTGTCTCTTAACTCAGCACGACGTGTGCTAGGTATTGGCAGGACACCGGAGTGATGATGAATCCGTCGTCTTGAATCGGAGTCGACGCGGACATGGGGGTAACGATCTGTGTGCGTACTCCGCCGGCAGTGAAGACGGATGCACGCGCGAACAGCACATCAAGCGCATTCACGAGCGCCTCGGTTGCTTTCATGCCCGTGCCGATGGGCATACACAGCGACACTAGGAAGATGCCGCGGAACCCGCGATGCTTACCAAGTAGGTCGAGGCTCTGCGTCTCAGCCGGAAGGATGAATGCGCGAATGTACCGCGTCGTCGGAGGCGTAAATGTCACGTTCTCCCACGCGACAGGGATGGCCGGGCTCTGCGCATCGGCCCATGTGTCTAGCGCGGTTTCCAGCGCTGCGCGGACGAGTGTTTGACTCATGCTGTCGCCTTGCGAACGTAGTCAGAAAACTCGATTGCGCTTACCTCTACCATGCCGCGCGGGGCCTGCTTAGAGTGGCCTTTTTCCAGTTCATAGGCGTATGGCAGACCGTTTGCCATGTAGGTGACGCCTCCAATCGGAAGCGTTAGCGCCTTGCCAATCTCTGACGATGCTCGCGCCTGCGTTGTGCTTGCTGTTACCGTCACATTTGGCGCGCCATAAGAAACATTCCAGTTCGCGCGAAATCGCCCTGTATCTACGGGCGACCGAAGGCTAACCTTTGAGAACAGATCAAATGTCGACTTCCGCGCGACAGTCTCTAGGTCTAGTTTGATCTTGTCAGCCAGCGCCTGAAGCGGAACAGAGAAGCGGCTTGCCATGTCACGCCCTCATCTGGCATTCGTAGATCACATACGTCCGAGCCGGAGCCAGCGCCTTGACCTTGACCACGGTCAGCGTCTCAGTTCCCCATGTCAGCACGTCACCAGCTCGCGGCCCCGTGATGCCTGACGCGCCGACGAATGCTTGCCGGTCATTGGCGAGAATCTGCGCCCCGTCGACAAACTTGTCGCCATACGGAAACAGACAAGCGGTGACGGTCTGCGTCGTGGTCGTGGTGGCTACTTCACCCGTCGTCGGGTCATATGTGCCGGGCGTGTTGCGGGTAAGAGTCCCGGTCGCGCCGAACTCGGTCAGGATCGAGCCGACATCGCTCGCAAGTGATGCGTAGTCGAATGCCATCAGGCAAGCTCCAGCGTATCGACGCCATGCCCAACGGTCGTGTTGAACATCGCGGCCAAGGCCACAGCCTCAGCAGCCGTTTTGCCGCATGCCATGGCGACGAGAGCCGCCTCATCGCCACTACCAAAGGCGCAGAAAGCTCCTTCGACGCGGAATGCATGCGGTCCTGACTCGAATTTCCAGACTTCGCCGCTCGGCCTGACGACGATCAGCGATGCGCCCTTGTCGGGGTTGCGATTCGACGACGGGAACGACAGCGGATCAGCGCCGTTTAGATACCATGCGCGCACCTCAAGCCCGATGCTCAAGTTGCCGGTAATGCCAATCAACTCTACGCCGAAGCGCTCGATCTTGGTTGTCGACTGGCCGGTGTAGCCATTGCACATCAGCCGATCAGCCGCGAGCGTCCGTCCGTCCCAGGCAACGCAGGTCATGCGCGCACCACCGTAGCGCTAGAGCCGTGCCCATTCTTGAGCACCGGAGCCAGGATTGCATCGACTGCCGTGTATCGCTTGGACTGCCGCGCACCTTCGGCGTATTTGATCGTGATCGGGCCGACAGTCTTTTCGGTGACTGGCGTCGATTGATCGGCCGACAGTTCGCCAAACGCCGCGCGCCAGGCCAGCTCACAACATGCGTCTTTGACTTCCTGCGGTACGGTCGTGTCTGAGTAGAAGACGAAGCCCGCGCTGACAGAATCGCGCTTAGGCACTTCGTATCGCGGCCAGTCGAGCGCCTGGTCGTCGGACTTCCGATACCCGGCCCACAGCATGCGATACATCTGCCGCATGTAGTCCGTCGCGCGGCGCAAACACGCCTCTTTCTCGGCCGTGCTGAAGTCGCCAGAGGCCCACAGCGTCAGGTTGCGATTCGAGAAATACGTGTCGGCATCGGCCACGGAAACATAGCTTTCCGCTCCGCTGACAATGGAACCCGTTTCGACTACTAAAGCCATGTGTTACTCCTGCGTCAGCCCTTGCAGCGGGTATGTTTGCGCGTCAGACAGTGCCGACGATTCGAGGCCGGACAGCGGATAACTCGGCGTTGTGCCTCGCAGCGGATAGGCTTCCTCGGCGTCTGCGCCCCCTAGGCCCGTCATCGTTGAGCACGTCGCCACGCCGGTTGCGGCAGCAATCGCAGCTGCTGCAAACGAACTGCCGACGATGATCTGTGCCGATGAAATGCCGGCCGCGACTTCGATTGCCGCCAGCCCTGCGGCATTACCGCCAGTCAGCGTGGAGCACGTCGAAGCACCAGAGGCGCCAGAGATCGCGGCCTCCGCAAACGCAGCGCCGACAATGATCTGATCTGAACTTGCGCCACTTGATGCGCTGATCGTCGATACAGCAACCGACGAAGCGGTGATGGTCGCAGCGGTCGAAACGCCATCCGCTACGCCGATTGTCGAGCCGCTTCCTGCGACTCCGGTCAGCGTTGATGCGGTAGAAACACCAGACGCAGCGGACAGCGTAGAAACCGCCGTCGATGCGCCTGCAAGCGTTGATGCGGTAGCGGCGCCATTCGCTGCGCTAGCCGTCGTCGCTGCGGTCGACGATCCTGCGATCGTCGCGGCCGTAGTCGCTCCACTTGCCGCAGAGATTGCAGCGACAGTGACAGACAGGCCGGATAGCGTTTGAGCGGTCGATGCTCCGCTAGCCGCTGCAGCTGTAGATACTGCTACAGACGACGCCGCAAGCGTCGATGCAGTCGATGCGCCCGACGCGCCAGCGATGGTCGTTGATGCAGTTGACGAGCCAGTCAGCGTGCTAGCAGTAGAGGCGCCGCTTGCTGCTGCGATTGTCGAAGCAGCGGACCCGCCCGCAGTGACAAACACCCGCTTCGGCCGCTTGGCGTAGAGCTTCCAGGGGTTCGCCGTGAGCGCGAGAGCTTCCGAATCGCTGAGTGCGCGATTGAAGAGAGCAACGTAGTAAATGCGCCCGTCAAGCTGCGTCGCGCCGTCATAGCGTCGACCGATCCAGACGGTGGCAAGCGTATTGTCTGTCGGCGGCCTTCCAACCGGCAGCCCTCCAAACGACAACTTGGCCCCGTTGACAAACGCATGACCAATCGGGATCTCGTCGGCCTCAGTAAAACGGATCACAAGCCG